ATTGAAACTTAACTTTCCCTGTGCGTGGCCTAGTCAAGTTGACAGTAGTAGATTTATCTACCCGAGAGGTGCACCCACGAAATTCTATAACTATATATTATGAAACTAGCAATACGCAATGTTTTGAAAGGCTTAGGAGTTTCTGACTCTGTTCTCTTATCACTTTCCCTGTTGCTAACCGGTATTGAAGAAGGAAAGGACACTGTTTTGCTTACTCCAATGGCTGAACATCACTCTCCGGATAAAATCCTTTTAGGTTGGGACATTATTTTCAATTCAAGATTGGTAGAGATGAATGATATATTACTTGAGTTAGAAGAATCAAATCGTTCCAAGTACGGGCCAAGATCAATAGCAATCCCATGGTCGGAACGTAGGTTAGGTGTAGTAAGCTCCTTTTCCCCTGGTGCCGAAAAGATGGTTGAATGGATTCCACCTGAGAACAAAAGGCTTAGACCATTATCCTTAGACCGTGCAGCAATGTATATTAAGAAACAGACTAACGCAGGTCTTCCTACTTTACAGAAGAAAGGGTTAGTATTGAGCGAAACTCTAAACAACATGAGGCCTAATACATTTCCTTCAGTTATGTTTACTCGTACTCAAGAAAATAATAAAACTAGAACCGTTTGGGGAATTCCTCTAGATGACGTAATCGATGAAATGAAGTTTTATAGACCAATTCTTGTTTATCAGCGTAAATTATACTGGCGAGCAGCACTCAGGACGGCTGATGAAATAGATTCAGCTATCACCAAACTCATCCTTCATGCTAGAAAATTTGATTTATGGTTATTAAGTATTGACTTTATATCATTTGATGATACCGTTAAAAGATTGCTCCAACTCTGGGCATTCACAGTGTATTTCGCAAGCTTATTCCAAGTTAAATACGCCGGAGACTTGTTAAATCACTTCCAAAGATTCAACACTATTGGATTAGTGACACCTGATGGTATATTAGAAGGTTCACACGGTATTCCTTCTGGTTCAGCTTACACGAATGAAGTAGGATCAGTTGTTCAGCATGGAATAGCAGTAGATTATGAAGAAGATTTACAATATGACCAGCAACAAGGCGACGACGGAGCGTATGCGGTTGAAGATCCTGAAGGATTAAAACGTCACTTCGAAGACTATGGATTGAAGGTCAATGATGAGAAATCTTACATTTCTAAAGATTTTATAGTTTATTTACAAAACTTATATCATATAGATTATGTATCAGATGATTTAATTCGTGGAATTTATCCTACGTATCGAGCTTTACTTAGGATAGTTTATCAAGAAAGATTCAACGACTTCTCAAAGGACTCTATATCAGGTAAAGATTACTATGCTATACGTACTCTTTCCATTTTAGAAACTTGTAAACACCACCCTTTACATAGAGAATTAGTTAAGTATATTGTCGGTCTAGATAGATACGACCTTAACGTAAGCGACCAAGGCCTTTCTGCGTATATAAAGATGCGTGAAAAGCAAGATGGTAAAGATGTTAGATTTACAGAGTATAAAAGAGGAGATGGCTTAGGAATCAAGCAATTCAAATCTTATATTCTGGCTAGAGAATTTAGCATAGAATAATTTCGGTGACACACTTTCG